CCAGATCAACTTCGGGCGGCGCGGCTCGCTCGTTTCTCGCCGCAATCCGCTGCTGGAGGTAGCGAACCCGCTCCATGAGTCCACGACGCTCGGCATCCTTGTCATGGTATTGGTCTGCACGGCGCCGCCGAAACAAGTAGAACATCGAAGGAGTCGCATCTCCAATGGCTGCGAGATCCTTCTGCGCCTTGGCGAGTTGAACTTCAAGTGTAGGCATTTTTACTTTATGTTGATTGTGGGAAATCAGATTCGTTTTCAGTGGCGACGAGTCTTACGGCTCTTGCGACCACGGGTCTTGCGGCGACCACCCTTTAAGGCCTTCTGGCGAAGAGCATTGCGCACCTCCTCACGGAGCTCAAGAGCATCTCCAACAGACATCTTCTCCATCTCCTCCTTTGAGACGTGCTTCTCCCACAGCTTCATAAGTTCAGGGGCCTGCTTGAAGTCAACCGTCTCCACGAAGCCGTCATCCATGATAGACGGAGGGACGTTGTGGATGATATGCTGACGGCCCTCCGCACGCATAACAGCCTTCGCCTTAGAAGGAGTCATCTCCTCCACCTCCTGCAGTGTGTATTCAACCAGGAACTTGGGCATTTGTAAATAGCCAGGTGTTTTATATATGCCTACGCGCGACGAGTGCCGCGTCGGCTCTTGCGACGACGGGACTTGCGGCGACCCCCGTCCTGCTCGTTGGGCATGTGCTTGTAGGAACGCTCCCTCTCACGCTCCCTGGCCTCGACGAGCAGCTTCTCGAGCTTCTTGATCTGGTCGTCGGCGTCGCCGTGGGTGAATGGCCTATAAGGTTTCCTCCCGTCGATCCATTTACCCTTCATCTTGTAGTGCTTCCAATCAGCTATCTCGCGCTCCAGCTTCTTGACTCCCTTAGGCATTTATCTTTTGCCAAGTTAAAGTTTGATTGACACCGACTTGCCAGTTGAACCGCGTCCCTTCTTGACCGCACTTCCAGTCTGAGGGCCAGTTGTCACACTCGCCTTGATATCTTTGAGGAGGTCATCGATTCCTGGCGGGGGGCGGATCTGCGGAGGTGCAGGAGCCGGTGCGGGAGCTGGTGCGGGACGCGGCTTCTGAACGCCGATGCGAACAGGCTTATTCTCCGGCTGCTTCGGGACGAGATTCGGCGGTGGGGCAGGAGGCACAGACTGCTGCATGAAGCTCATCAGACCCGCAAGAGGATTAGGTGCCTGTACAGGAGGAGGGATACTTGCAGTGTTCCTCATCTGCTGGGCTTGATTCTGCATCGCAGCACCTGCTAACTGACGGGCAATGTCCGGGTTCTGACGCATGATATCCTGGATGTTCGGAACAGGTGCCTTCTGTGCCATCTGGTTCGTGAGGTGAACCATGTAGACCATCATACACACACGAAGGGGAATGCGAACCAGAGGGTGCATCTTCATGTTCTCGCCATACAGGTCATACAGCTCCTCGAAATCATCTTCAAGATCAACCACGTTCATCTGGGCAGCCTCCGAAAGACCGTCGAGTTGAAGACCGAACGCCTTCATCGCAGACACGTTCTTCGATCCCCACTCGGCTGCGGACATTCCGGTCACGAACCACTCGGAGAACTGCTTGATTGTCGCGTCCATCGACTTCTCACGCTTGATGAATTCGAGTTCAAGCTTCATCTCATCCATCGAAGAATCAATCGTGAACCTCTTACGCATCGGCACACCCATCTTCCCCAGACGCTCGAACTTGCGGAGCATATCGTACTTCTCGCGAAGAACGTGATCATCCGACATTCGCATCGGTGCCGACGGGGTCATATACGGTTCAGCATTGAGGTTCGCCATACCCCCGACGTGGGTCGGACCCGTCTCCTCGATGGTCGGGACGAGCTTCGGTCCAGACATCTCGGGGATACCGACATCATTGAAGTCGAGCGTCGGTAGATCGATCGATTCAACATTTACCACACCCATCATTTTGGGGTTTACGAGGAGGTCTGTCTCCATTTACTTCTCCTTCGGGTCTGTTTATGAAGGTTAGAACGCACTTATTTTTCATGCTCCAATACCCAAAGACCCTGCAAGAATGAATCCGCAAGATCATCCTTCTTCGGGTGTTTCGCGAAGTGTTCTTGGTTCTCTGCGGGAACGAGAGCGTATGCGTGAGATATGCCTGTCTTTTTGCGACCTTTATAGTTTGCAGTCGAATCTTCCACCGTCACTATGTTTGAAAGTTTGTGAGTCGCCGACACCCCCTTTACCTGAAACCCGCGGCAGCAAAAGTACATCTGGATCATCGCCTGAACGCCAAACATCCGGCGATCCATCTGGTTCTCACACGCAACAAGGTCAGCTCCCTTCCAGAACTCTGATCGCTGGTCAAGACTACGAATGATATCTGGGGCTAAGCCGAGACTCGAACCCTGAGTCGCAGACGACACGCATTTCTTCCACGTGTTCTGCTTCTGATGGTTGTACAGAAGGGCAATGAGTTCCACCTTCTTCGTGGCTTCGGTTGTCAGCCCCTCAGTTGCGAGGTGTTCATGCAGTTGATTCGGAGTCAGCTTGTTTAGGGCAACCTTCGTCAACCGAGTCTTCTTCTTCGGAATGTGCTTCGAACAGGCAAACGTTCCGTTCGACGCATGTTCATATCTGGCAGCTGTCTTACACTTGAAACAGTGAACCGCCCCGACACCAGCGGACTCACCAAGTATGTCAATGATATTCCAGTCGACAATCCGTACATTTGTGCGATCGGTTCCTTCCAGGACACAATAACATAGGTTCCTGATACCAATATCGAATGATACGACCTTCATTGAATGTTTGTCCTTATACTCTATAAATGCCGTGCGATTGTACATCAAACGTGCCTGTCAGACCGTTCCGATTGAGTTGGATTAAATACTCTACGCCGTCGCCTTCAACAGCGACAGTAATACAGTCTTCGAGTCTGCCCGTCCAAACGGGATCCCCCGCTTCGTCAGGATCTCCTGGAGCTCCTTCTTAGTCTTTGCCTCCAAGCTGTCCGTATCCAGAGGCGGCGGGGGACCGTCGACCACATCGGGAATCACAGGCTCTGAATCATCTTCAACCGACGCACGGTCGTCCTCCTCAACCGGCGGGGGAGGCGGCGGCTCCGGAACAGCCTGAACATCCGCAAACGCGGCAATGATCGTGTTCATGTTCGTGAACAGCTTCATCTGCTGCCAGTAGAGCCAGGCGACGACGCCTGCGAGTGCAAAGACGAGAGTTCCGATAAAGGCTACGCTTACCACGAGTGGATCAACGGAGAAGAAATCCATTTGTATGGAACCGCGAGAGGTTTCCTGGCATGTGAACGAAGGTGCGTGGGGCGACAGAGCGAAACGAAGTGGAGCGTGAAAGAATATCAGACAGTAACAAATGTCTCGTATTCTTTATGTGTTGCTTGCACTCCTTGCGTTTGGCTTAGTTGTTTCAGTGACGGCGGAGGCTGCGAAGCCGGTTAAGCTTCCGCCTACCTCCCCGTCTGCGTCGGGTGACCGCCAGTTTACGACTCCGGCGGGTAACACCACCCTGTATTAGTCCAATATTGTGAACCGTTGGACATGTAGACGACGTCCTAGACATGCTTGAACACCATTCGAACCCTTTGTTTGAATCTGGCGGATGTATCAGCACCTTGTTTCTTATATACTCCCAAAAGCAACCATCCTCAATCAGAATCTCACCCTCTACGCCTGTCTTAACACCCTTCACCCCTGGCTGTATTGAGATCGAATATACTGTCCCATCATCCTGGAAGGCTTCGGCGTCTTCTTTATTCACAGTCACGCTAACGAACGTTTCCAGATGACAGCTTTTCTTAAACATGTTTGAACAACCGCGGTAGACCGCGTTTGTTTGAGTAAGTGGTTTCATCATCCCTCGGATCGTCTTAATGGCTTCAACAGCTTGTTCGCGAGTGATCGTCTTTGCAGTTCCGATATACTTATTCGCTGCTGCGTCACCGACCTTCTGACGAATGAGTTCACCGTTGATTATTTTATACGCCGATCCCCTCCACAGGTCCATTGTTTCTCTACTGTAGTAAATAATGAGGAAGTGGTTCAAGTACGCCCTTGCGTTTTTAGTTCTGTGTGCGGTCCTTTCGTTCTTTATCCGCGAGAGGTTTACTCCTACGTCGATTCCCCCGGAGCGACCGGTTAAGATGCTTCCGCCCTACGGAAACATTATCTACACGGAAGACGGGTCTTCGTAATAATGCCCACCGCAGCAGAGTTGCGGGCATTATTTGATGATCATGCGAGACTAGATCAATTTATCAAGAAACTAGTGGAACAGGTTGAGACGGTAGCCAAGTTTGGCGAACGCGAACTATACTTCACCATCCCCGACGGTCTCGAACGATCGGTGATTGAGGCCGAACTACGCAAGACGTTCCCCGGATGTCGTCTTATCCGAGCTTGGTTCACGCGGCACTATACATTGAGTTGGGCGTAACGCTTCAATTATTGTGTTTTTGTCCTTCTCGGCCTGCACGTGCTGGCCACATCCATACTCAATCACCTGTGTCGGGCTGCCATTGATATAGAACAGTGTGATTTTGGAGTTAGTCAAATGGTCGGCTCCCAGCCAAACACCATGCAACCCCGAAAGTTCAACCTTTCGTCCCGCAACCTGAATTCGCGACATGCTGTTTATATATACCTAACTTTCCGATGGCGACGAGTTTTACGGACCCGACGCTTGGACTTCCCACGTGTCTTCTTGCGGCGACCACCGATGGTGTTGCGAAACTCCACCTCAACGCGTCCCCATTTATCCGAACCACTGCTTACGGGATGAATCTCAATTCTCTTGTTGAGCGGAATTCCTTCGCCTTCAATCACTGCATACTTTACTTCTGTTCCGGGTTCTGGATCCGTATTCAAATTCCCGTACTGGCTCAACACAGTCTCGATTGAGTCCACCTCTTCCCCACTGAGATCTGCGAACGATCGCTGTGTACCATTTTCGTAAAGAAAAACATACACGCGTGCCATTTTTACTTTATGTAGTTTTTTTATGACGGCGACGAGTTTTACACAGAACGGATGAACTGCCAATGCAGGTAGAGGCAAATCTTCTCCCAAATTTGATCATGCGCGATCAACCGATCACGTGATTTCAGTAGGGGAAAATATGGTAAATATTGATCCAGATCGAGAAGTTCCATAAATTTATAAAGGATATACGAGTACGACAGGAAGTTCGTGCGGTCGTTCGGGCAATACAGCAGGAACGGTGCCTGAATCTCCTGGAACATCGCACGGATCTTCTCCTCGATCTCCGGTGTGATGGTAGGAGGTGGATTGCCATTCAACCGCGACAGAATATGGGCTGCATGCTCGTAATACTTGGACCGTCCCAGCTTCTTCAATATCTCACGAATCTCCTTCTCCGTCAGATCAGCAATATTGTTGATGCGACGCTTACGGATCTCCAAGACAACCTCGTTCATCACCTCCTCCGGAATCATGGTCGACTCCTTCGCCTGAAACTGATTCAGGATCTCATTGAGGTGGTTGATCTTCTTGTAGGCGTAATTGTTACGCTCCTTCGGAGGATCGCGGAACGAAGGGAAGTCGGACACCACCAGCGAATACTCTTCGGACCCGCACTTCGGACACACAAGAATGCCTTCCGAGCTAATCTCCTCACGGGCAACGTTACATGCATTACAGTGTTCCGTCATCAACTGAGTCACCTCGGGAACAGTTGACAACCTCATGCGAGTCACGTACTCATCAAACATCTGCTTCTTAGACACTCCATCGGAGGGGGAAGCAGCGGTAAAGAACTTCATGAACGTCGTATCCTTTGGATTCTGTGTGGGCTGAGCCACGGCATCCGGACGTTTGTAATAATCCATCAGGATGTCCATGTTTTTCATGTAATAGTCTTCCAACGGATTCGTCTGGGCGACTTCGCGTTCGATATCGCGAAGACGTGTCTCCCAGTTCGAGCAGGTAACAACGTCAACAATATCGTTTGAAGACTTCAAGGCTTCAATACGAG